AGCGGACCATCCCGCCAAAGCATGTCGAGTATTTCAAGGAACTGGACCGCCAGCAGGACATCCGCCTCGATAGGGCGCAACAGACCTGGTACTCACAGAAGGCTAACCAGCAGAAAGAGGACATGAGACGCGAATATCCGTCCTATCCGGCTGAAGCATTCGAAGCCCCGATCGAGGGCGCGTACTACACGCAGGAACTACAGCACGCCACGGACCAGAGGCGGATAGGAGACTACCCGTTCGACCCGAAGCTGGGGCAGGTGTTCACATTCTGGGATCTGGGCCGTTCGGATCAAATGACAATCTGGCTGGGCCAACGCCGCGGCCCGTCCCGCTGGCGCTGGTTCGACTATATCGAGGGGCAGGACGAGAGCTTTCCCTTCTATGCCCGGCTGTTGAAAGAGAAGCAGCAGGAGCATCGGTTCGTCTACGGCGCCCACTTTCTGCCGCACGACGGGTCACGCAAGGAACTGATTGCCACGGAAAGCCGTCAGACGGCGCTGGAGAACCTCGGCATTTATCCCTGTCAGGTGGTGAGCCGAACCAAGGATTTGAGCGGACCTAGCCTGACGTCATCAATCAACCTCGTCAAAGCCCTCATAGACGTGTCCGAGTTCGACCGGGCGGGCTGCGCGACGGGCATCAAGCATCTGAAGAACTACCGCCGCGAGTGGGACGACAAGCTGTCTGTCTGGAAGTCCTCGCCGCTTCACAACATTGCATCGGACGGCGCGGACGGGTTCCGCACGGCTGCCGAGGCTGATTATCAGGGGCTATTGGACGCCATGTTCTACAGCAACGATCCGAGCCCGAGCGAGCAGGCGATGGGCCACGACCGCCGCTCTGCTGACAGCGTGACGGGCTACTGATGGCGAAGAACCTCGCCTATAACCGCGAGCTTGATGGCGATGCCGACAAGCTGGGCAAGGGCCGTGGCTCGCGCAAGACAGCGCAGAACCTGGCTGACATTGCCGAGTATGATGGCAACCTCGCCGAGCGCCTGAGCGAGCAGGACCGCAAGCGCATGGCTGAGGAAGCCGTGCGTGAGTACGAGCACGACGAGAAAAGCCGCGAAGAGTGGCTGCATGGCGTAGACCGCGCCATCAAGAACGCCCGGCAGAAGCCCGAGAAGAAGAATTACCCGTTCGAGGGTGCGAGCAACATCAAATATCCGCTGCTCACCACAGCAATGAACCAGTTCGGAGCTAGGGCCTACGGGGCGATTACCCGCTCCGATCAGCCGATGATCTGCAAGGTTGTTGGAGAAGACCCGCAAGGGCTGAAGGCCAAGCGCGCTGACCGTCTGTCGCGATTTGGTAATTTCCAATTGATGTACATGATGGACGAGTGGGACAGCGGCACGGACAAGCTGCTGCACATGCTCCCCGTCATCGGCGCAGGGTTCCGCAAGGGCTACTGGCGCGCGGACATGGGCCGGCCAACGCTGGAGTTCACCTCAGCCAAGGATGTGGTTGTCGCCAACGACGCGCCGAGCTTCGACCGTGCGCCGCGCATGACGCAGCCGACGACGATGTACCCTTACGAGATCGATCGGCTGATAGGCTCGGGCAAGTGGCTGAACCACAAGAGGGATTACGAAGGCCAGAAAGACGAGGACAGCCAGAAGCCGTGCATCTACCTGGAGCAAGTGAGGTACTACGACCTCGACGGCGACGGGATGATGGAGCCCTATATCGCCACGATTTCCAAGGATGACCGCGAGCTTGTCCGTCTGGAAGCAGCATTCTGGGCCAACTCCATCCGCGTCAACTCGATGGACGGGAAAGTCGAGACGATCATGCGGGAGAGCCCGTGGATCGATTACTCGTTCCTGCCCGATATCGAGGGCTCGGTCTACGGCATGGGCTTCGGCCAGCTTCTCGAAAGCCTCGGCTCTGCGATCAACACGGCGCTGAACCAGATATTCGACGCAGCGCACAGGCAGAACGCGGGCGGCGGGTTCATCTCACAGGGGCTCAGGCTTCGGGGCGGGGAAGTCCGCATCAAGCCGGCAGAGTTCCTCAATGTGAACGTTCCGGGCCGTGTCTCGGACGCCATCCACGAGCTTCAGTTTGCAGGCCCAAGCCCTGTGCTGTTCCAGTTGGTTGAGTTCCTGCTTGGAGCCGCGGCAGACATTACCAGCGTCAAGGACGTGATGACGGGCGAGGCCCCGAGCGGTCAGGCGATGGGAGCGACCCTTGCCCTGATCGAACAGGGGATGCAGGTCTTCTCGACAATCTACACGCGCATTTATCGCGCGATGCGGAAAGAGTTCCGCCTCCTGATGCGCCTCAATGCGCGCTACCTCGACCCGGCTGTGTATGCCGAGTTCCTTGATGATGAGGAGCTGTTCCTCGAGCTTATGGGAATGCCGCCTCCGGGCTCGCAACAGATGCCGATGATGGGCATGGGCGGGCCAGCGATGCCGGGGATGCAGCAGCGCCCGAGCGGGCTCATGGTCCCCAATGGCATGATGCCTCCGGGCGCGCCGGAGATGCCGCAACAGCCTGAGATGGGCGCACAGCCTCCGATGCCTGGCGCTGGCATGATGCAGCCGCAGCAGCCACAGCAGAGGCCGCAGCCCGTCCAGCTTAGCCCCGAGGCGTTGGCTGAACTGGCAAAGGACTTCGACCTCAAGAACATGGACGTTGCGCCGGGTGCAGATCCCCGCTCCGTGACGGACATGCAGCGCATGATGCGGGCTCAGTATCTGGCTCAATTCAAGGGCCAACCCGGCATCGATAACCGCTGGATACAGGAGCAGGAGCTTCAGGCCGCGAACATCTCGGATTGGCCCAAGGCGTTCATTGAAGGCCCGAGCCCGCTCGATGAGCATCAGGCGGCGATGGCAAAAGAAGAACTGCGCGGCTTGGGGCTGGATAACGACCTCAAGGAACAGCAGACCAAGAAGACCGCCAAGGAAGCTGAGAAGACGTTCCACGAGGCAGGCAAGCTGGCATTCGAGCGCGGCATCATGGAAGGCTCGGGCGGCATGGCGGGGCAGGAAGCCCAGCCGGCACAGCCCGCAGTTGATCCGCGCGAACAGGAACTCGCTGAGCGCGAGATGGGCGTCAAGATGCGCGAGATGGAAACGCGTGAGCTTGAGGCGACCTACAACTTCCAGACCACGCAACAGAAGATGGCTGTGGATGCCGAGAAGGCAAATCGCGAATTTGCAATCAAGGAAATGGAATCCAAAGGCGCCGCCGACCGAGAACAAAAGTTCGATGCGGCTTTAGGTACGGTTCTCACGTCTGTTGGGACGATGGCGGATGCGATGGGCCTGATGATGAAGAACCAGGACCAGCTTGCAGCAATCATGCTTGCTCCGCGCGTTCTGGTGCGGGATGCGAGCGGCCAGCCGATTGCGTCCAAGCCTGACTTGGGAGGTGTCTGATGCCCGCGGGAAGCTGGATTGTCTTTAACCGCGCCAAGCTGAAGCTGGCGAATGGGACATTCGACCTCGACACGAACACCTTTAAGATGGCGCTGACGACCTCGGCGCAGGCGTTGGCTGCAACCTTCGTCGGCACGTCTACTGATTGCCGCTATGCGGACCTGACGGCGGAGGTAGCTGCGGGCGGTGGCTACACGACAACCGGCAAGACGCTTGCTGCGACATGGACGCAGGCGACCGGCACAATCACTTTCGACGTTGATGACCAGGCTTGGACCTCGTCCACCATCACAGCCAAGTACGCGGTGATCTACGCCGACAACACGAACGACGATCTTCTCTGCTTTGTCGATCTTGAGACGGGCGGCGGTTCTGTCAGCACGACGGCCGGCACGCTGACGGTCACAATCAATGCCTCTGGCGTGTTCACGCTAGCCTGATGTCAATTGTACACGTCAAATCAAACACAATTCCCGACTGGACTGGCACCGTTACCGTTGGCAACTCGACGGGCGGCACGCAGACCATTGCGGCAACCAATCTCGTTCGCCCCGGCGACTGGAACAGCGCGCATAACCAGTTTTATTCGCTGACGGGCAACACGAACGGCGCGTCTACCGCAAGCGGGACCAACGTCATCCTGTCGGGCGGCAACAACGTCACGCTGATCGGCGGTGGGGCAACGGTTGGCTTCAGCGTCGGCAACTACATCACGACCGGCGCGCTATCGGATCACAGCCACGGCAACCCGACGCTGGCGCTGACGAACCTGTCAGGCACGACGGCCAGCAACTCGGCGGGGCTGACGCTGTCGCTGTCGGCTGCGGCTCCGGGCGGCGGGGCTGCGGTGACAATTGCTGGCTGGCAACCGATTGTGCCGGGCAACAACTCGACGTTTTCGAGCCAAGGCCAGAACTCGCTGTACATGCAGCAGGTGAGCCCTGACGACAACTACAACTTCAGCAACATCGAGTTTCGCATTTCGGGCTCGTTCGTGTCGTCCACAAACTCTCAGGTTGCGGTCCACACGATCCGCTACGGGCTGTATTCTCTACAGACGAACAACTCGTACAACTCGATTGCGACATCGAGCATAGTCATCAGCGCGAGCTACAACTCCAACACGGCAATGGGGTTCACGATCTCGCAGGGCGCGGGCAGCTACACGACCACCAGCGGGGGGACGGTAATTGCCTCGCTGATGACCGGCTTCAAGCACCTTTACTTGCCACTGACCACCACGCTGAGTGCTAACGTCGATTACGCGGTTGCGCTGCATGTGTCGTCGGCAACCACGGTCGGCACGAGCCCGCTGCGTTTGGCGTTCCTCAACCAGACGGTCTTGAACAACCTGACGATTGGCCGTGTGTTCGCCACGTCAATTTTCGGATCAAACTCGACGCATGTGAACGCATATGGTCAGGGCGTATATACCGTAACGACGGGCGCCCTGCCTGCGGCGGTTGCCAAAAGCGAAATGAGCAACGCCGTCTCGCAGGCGATCCTCTATCATCAATTCGAGGTCTAACTTGAGCAATGCCGCCCAGATCATCACAGGCGACTTTGCGGGCTATCACAACTCGCACCTGAGCACGTCCACGCAGCGCATCATCGAAGGCGCGTCGTGGAAGAAGCAGCGCGTTGTGGTGATGCTGCCAAGCGCCCCGCTGATCCCGGCCAAGGTGGCGCTATCGCACTGGAGCCTGATCTTTCCGCCCAACCAGGCCGTTCACCGGATGCTCTGTCTCGGAATGGAGGTAGGCGACGCGTATTCGCAAGCCATCACGGAAGTGCTGACGCACCCCGAGCTTTCGCAGTGGGAATACATTCTCACCATCGAGCACGACAACACGCCTCCCGGCGATGGGCTGATCAAGCTGATAGCGCAGATGGAAGCGCACCCGGAGCTTGCGTGCATCGGCGGGCTCTACTGGACTAAGGGCGAAGGCGGCGTGCCGCAAATCTGGGGCGATCCTGCTGACCCGGTGCTGAACTTCCGTCCGCAGGCGCCTGTCGCTGGTCAGCTTGTCGAGTGCTGCGGGACTGGCATGGGGTTCAACCTCTGGCGCATGTCGATGTTCAAGGACGAGCGGCTACGCAAGCCGTGGTTCAAGACCATCGCCGGGGCGGAGGGTGTCGGGACGCAAGACCTGTTCTTCTGGGGCGATGCACGCAAGTACGGCTATCGCTGCGCGGTCGATTGCAGCGTGCTCGTCGGGCATTACGATCACAATTCGGGGACCAACTGGTGAAGCTGGATATTGGCTGCGGCCCCAACAAGAAAGAAGGCTTTATTGGTCTCGATCAGCACGCCTTTCCCGGCGTCGATCATGTCGTGAGGCTGGGCAGCGAGCCCCTGCCATTCGAGGATGGGACGGTCGATGAGGTTCACGCCTCGCACTTTCTGGAGCACCTGACGGCAGCGGAGCGCTGCCAGCTTCTGAACGAGATGCACCGCGTGATGAAGCCCGGCGCAAAGGCAACCGTGATCGTCCCGCATTGGGGATCAACGCGGGCCTATGGCGATCCAACGCACCAGTGGCCTCCCGTCTCGGAGATGTTCTTCTACTACCTGTCAAAGTCGTGGCGTGACGGGAATGCGCCGCACACGGACAAGGCCAACTGGCCGCAAGGATATGGCTGCGACTTCGAAGCGACGTGGGGCTACTCGCTCAATCAGGCGCTGATGACGCGCAACCAGGAGTTCCAGCAATTCGCGCTCAATCACTATCGTGAGGCAGCGCAGGACATACACGCGACGCTCACGAGGCGGTAGTTGAGTAGCTTCCAGCACGACGCGTTTCAGGGAGGCGCTTTCCAGTTTGGCGCCATTCAGTTTGGCGGTGCTGGAGACGTAACGGTAACGCCGGGCGTCGGTTCGCTGACGCTTACAGGCTTCGCGGCGACACTGACGGCGTCCAGCTCCACGGCTCCTGGCCTTGTGGCTGTGACGCTGACGGGGCAAGCGGCAACGGTTGCGGCGGGCTCAACGGCATCGCCGGGACTTGGGACGCTCACGCTTTCGGGCCAGGCTGCAACGGTTGCAGCGTCTGCCTCTGTGGCGCCGGGGCTTGGCAGTCTCACGCTGACGGGTTTTGCAGCGAGCCTTGCGGCGAGTGCATCCGCATCGGCTGGCGTCGGTTCGCTCGCGCTGACGGGCTACGCGCCGACCGTTTCGGCATCAAGTGCGGTTGATGTAACCGTCACGCCTGATGCTGCTGTTCTAAGCCTGACAGGCTACGCGCCGACTGTCTCGACAAGCGCAGTTGCTACCCCCTCGCAGGACTTCAAGAATGTCCTCGATGGACCAGGCGAGAGATACTGGAACGACCGCAGGAAGCGCGACCGCGAAACCCGTGAGAAGCGGGACCGGGAGCGCATTGAGGCGCTTGAACGCGAACTAGCAGAGCTTGACCGCGTCGAGGAGCCAAAGCCCGAACCGGACGCTGCGCCGGCAAAGGCCAAGCTCAAGCGGCTCAAGCCTGTTCGCAAGCCGCTTGAACCGATCGAGACGCCAGAGCTGCTTGCGGCAATGGCTCAGGCACAACTGCAAGCGGCATTGCTCGCTGAGCAACAACGCCTGTTTGACGAGGAGGCGGCTATCATCTTGCTGTTAGCGGCATGACCCCACAACAGCGCGCAGAATGGCTGGAAGAGTTCCAGGCATGGCGAACGCTCCCGATGACGGAGGCGTTCTTCAACTCGCTCACGAACGAGCAGAAGGAACTGCAATCGGATTGGACGCGGGCGGTATGGGAATCAGAAGCAGACCCGCCACCTGACCAGCTCCGGCAACTGAGAATACAAGCACGAACGCTTGATGACGTGATCAACAGAAAGGGAACAGATGTCCTTACATCACTCTACCCTGACCTACGAGACACTCCCGAAGGTCAGTGAAACCAATCCGGGCATGAAGCCCCTTGAGTTCAACTGCCTGGTTCTCCCGCGTGTCGTCCAACGGCAACGGGCCTCGGGCATCTTCGTTCCCGAAACCAGCGCCCAGCGTGAAGACGAGGGCGGGGATGAGGGGCTGTTAGTGTCCATCTCACCGCTGGCATTCAACGAGGACGACTTTCCGAACCCTGACGCAATCCCGAAGATTGGCGAGCGCGTGATGTTCGCACGCTACGCTGGCAAGTCGTTCGTGGGCGCTGATGGCCGTGTCTATCGGGTGATGAAGGACAAGGAGATCGTCGGCATTCGCACGGCTGACGCGGAAAGCGCCAAGGTGGCGGCATGAGCGGCGACGTTCTGGAGCAGGAAGCGCCAGCGCCGGTTGCTGATGCTCCTGAAGCCAAGGCTGACGACCTCGAAACCGTCGCGCGTGAGCTAGGCTGGAAGCCCGAAACCGAGTGGAAGGGCGACCCTCCCGAGGGCGGCTTTGCCTCTGCGGCAGAGTTCATCCGTTCCCAGCGCACACGGGCAAAGAACGTCGAGAAGGAGCTGAAGAAGCTCCGCAGCGACACCGAGAAGCGCATCAAGCGCATGGAGGAGCAATCCACCAAGCAGCGCGAGAAGGAGATTGCCGAGCTTCACAGCGAATACGACTGGTACATCCGCAAGGCGATCAAGGAAGGCGACGAGGCGACCGAGAAGAAGCTCATTCGTGAGCGGGATGCCAAGGTTGCCCAAGCCGAGGACGTCGAGGACGCGGACGATGAGCCCGAAGCGGATGAAGAGGAGTGGGTCGAAGCATTCACCCCGTCATATCCGCAGGTCCAGAAACGGTTCTACAACGAGGGTCATGCCTGGATCTTGGACGACGACGCGGACCCCGACGCGATGCGGGTGATGCTGGACTATGTCGATAGCGGCATCCCGTTCGCAGACGCGCTGGAGAAGGCCGACAAGGCGCTCCGCAAGGCTTATCCCGATCGCTACGAGGACGAGGACATGGACGAGGAACCCGAGGAGAAGCCGAAGAACGGCAAGCGCGTTCCCGTGCTGGTATCCGGCTTCAAGGGCGCAGGCGGCGGTGTATCCGCGGCCTCTCGCCTCTCGCCTGCTCAACGTGAAATCGGCGCACGCTTCGTAAAGGAGGGCCTGTTCGGCTCCCTCGAAGAGTACGCCGAGCAACGCATCAAACTGGAATCCTGAACATGACCGACGAAACCGTGAACGCCGAGCCCTCCAAGGTGGATGGCCGGACCAAGGAAGCACGCGCCACGAAGCCCCTTCGCGCCCGTACCGATGGCCCGAGTGCAGAGCTTGCAAGGCGGCGAGCGGAGCGCAAGGCGCGCGGCGTTAATGATCATTCCAACGACCAGCGCCTGACGGTTGCTGGCGCGGAACTGGACTACCAGAATTGGCAATACCGCTGGGCCAACGATGAGTTGGGCAATCTCCAGCAGCTAATGGCGCGGGAATGGGAGCCTGTCTCCGATACCGAGCTGAACGGCCTTGATACGGCCAGACTTGCGGGCATGTCCCGTGAAGGCAAGGCGATGAACGCCAAGCTGATGAAGAAGTGGAAGCCCTGGTTCGATGAAGATCAGGACGCCAAGGTTGCTGAATACCGGGAGCGGGAAAAGGCTCTCAAACGCGGTGCGGCAAAGGCCCCGCAGGAAAGCCCCGACGATGCGGGCAAGAGCTACGCTCTCAACAACACGATTTCTGCTGCCACGCCGACCAAGTCCGCTGGCAGCTACACCCCTTAACCCCACAGGATAAACAATGGCGAACACAAACGCCGCTATGGGAGGGCGTCCGGTCGGAACTCTGATCGGCGCTCCCATGAGCGGACAACTGACGACCTATACGGGACTGGCATCCTACGCGACGAACATGTTCATTGGCGACCCGGTCATCGTGACCGGCGCCCGTGGATCTGGTCACCAGGTTGTCGAAGTTGCGACGGCTGGCGCTACCAACCGGATCACCGGCTTCATCGTCGGCTTCGAACCGACGCCCAGCCTCGTGACGAACGGCTACGGCGTGGCTTCAACGCTGCGCTATCCGATCGTGGCTGCTGGCCCGGAACTGCTCTTTGAACTTCAGGAAGATGCAGTGGGCGGCGCCATCGCACTGGCGCAACGCTCCAGATGACCATCCGCGACATCGTCACCCGCGTGGATAACGAGGAAGCGACGGCCTACGCGAAGTACATCTGTTCCATCAACCTGCACACGAACGGCCTCTCGCCGTTGGCCGGCATCTAAGGAGGGCTTGAAACATGACAATGACCAGAGCACTCCACCCGGCGGACCTGTGGCCCGGTATCAAGGCGCACTTCGGCAAAGCCTACAAGTCGATGGAGAAGCAGTATACGCGCTACTTCGAAGACAAGTCGTCGGACAAGGCTTACGAAGAGTTCGTCGAGTCCACCACGTTCGGCCTGCCGGACATCAAGAACGAAGGCCAGGCGATCCGCTTCGACGCCGACGCCGAGGGCTACAAGACCCGTCTCACCAACGTGGTCTGGGGCCTTGGCTGGATGGCATCCCGCGAAGAGATCGAGGACAACCAGTATGAGAGCCGCGCCTCGCGTCGCTCGCGTAACCTCGCCTACTCAATGGGCCAGTCGAAAGAGGTCGTCCACGCGGCGCACTTCAACAACGCCTTCTCGGGCTCGTTCCTTGGCGGCGACGGCGCGTCCCTCTGCTCGACGGCTCACCCGACGCTTGCTGGCAACAAAGCCAACAAGCCGACCGTGGACGCCGACCTGTCGGAAGCTTCGCTGGAAGACGAACTGATCAACACCCGCCTGATGACCAACAGCCGCGGGCTGAAGATGTACTTCCGTGCGAAGGAACTGGTTGTTCCCCCGCAACTCGGCTTCGTTGCTGAACGGCTGCTGAAGTCCGAGAAGCAATCGGGAACGGCGAACAACGACATCAACGCGGTTCGCTCGTCCGGAATGCTGTCCAAGGGTTACTCGGTCTGGGACTACCTGACGGACCCGAATGCGTGGTTCCTGATGGTGGACAACGTCCCCGAGGGCCTCGTCACGCTCCAGCGCCGCAAGCTGGAGATGGACCAGGACAACGACTTCGACACCGAGAACGCCAAGGCGAAAGCCACAGAGCGTTATATCTCGGGCTGGGTCGATTGGCGTTCCGTCCGCGGCACGTCCGGCACCTAACCTACCTCACATCCACTGACGGGGCGCGCGGGGTAACAGCCGCGCGCCTTCATCCATGAAAGGCGCCCCAAGTGGCTAACACTCCGACACGTTTCTCCCGAGGCGTAACCAACGTCTCAGCGTCCGATCCTATGCGGATGCTTCCTATTCCCGATCCGACTGCCGTGCATGTCTGGTTCGATGACTTCGACAACTTCGAAGCGGACCAGTGGATCAACACCACGACCGAGGCCGGCGCAGGCTCTGCGACCGAAGCCGTTGGCAACCTTGATGGCGGTATCCTCGTCATCACGAACGACGCTGCCGACAATGACGCAGTGTTCCTGCAATACTCGGGCGACGATGCAACCGGCGCCGTGGAGAGCTTCAAGTTCATCGCGGGCAAGCAGCTCTGGTTCAAGGCTCGTCTGAAGATTGATGAAGTGATTCAGTCTGACTTTGTGCTGGGCCTTCAGATCACGGACACCACGCCGTTGGCTGTGTCGGACGGCATCTACTTCATGAAGGACGACGGGGACGCGAACCTCGACTGCTACGTCACGAAGAACGGCACTTCGACCACGGCGACTGCCGCCTCGACGCTGACGGCTGACACCTATGCGGTGCTGGGCTTCTACTACAACGGCGTCGATGCGATCGAGTTCTTCAAGGACAGCACGGTCATCGCCCGACTGGCGGTCACGAACCTGCCCGACGACGAAGAGATGACCATCAGCTTCGGCATCCAGAACGGCGAAGCTGTCGCCAAGGTTCTCTCTGTGGATTACATCTTCGTCGCCAAGGAGCGCTAAACCATGCGCCCGCTGTACAAGCTCTACTCTCCCGCTACCGAGGACACAGACGGGCTGGTCAACGATGCGACAGGGGCAACCTCGCCCCTGACGCAGCTTTCCACAGGCCCCGGCGATGGCCTCGCCCATCAGATCGCCATCGTCAGCGCTGCGAACCTCTCTGCCATCACGTTCACCCTCACGGGTACGGATGCGGATGGCGTGGCTCTGGTCGAGGCTGTGACGGGTCCGAACGCAACGACGGTCGAGAGCACGGGATACTTCAAGACCGTGACCTCGATCGCCATCAGCGCCACGCTGGGAGCAAACACGGTCGATCTTGGCTGGGCTGATGAGTTCGTCACCCCGACGATCCAGCTCAACACCTATGCTCAGGGCGTCTCGGGCAACATCGATGTGACGGGGACGATTGACTACACGGTCCAGGCAACCAACTCCGACATTCGCACCCGTGCGGATGATGGCGAGTTCAACTGGTTCGACGTGGTTGACGCAACGATTGACCTGATTGCCATCACGGCGGATGTCCAGTTCGGTCTGGGGCCTATTCCCAGCGGGCTCCGTCTCAAGGCGAACAGCTACAGCGCATCGGCTACCGCGGCGCTGCGTCTCGTGCATCAGAACAATCTCTGATGTCGTGGAAAGGCTCATACCAGCCGGGCAGGCCATACGCGGTCTGTGACCGATGCTATGCCAAGGTCCGGCTGGATGAGCTGCGGACGGAGTGGTCAAACTCGCGGGTATGTGACGGTTGTTACGACCCGCGACCTGTCCACCTGTCCACGCCTGTTCTCAGGCCCGGCGAAGGTGCGCCGCTTCCCGGTGCAAGGCCAGACACGCAGCCCGAAGCGGATGATGCCGATCTTGAGTTCGCCTACCGTGACGGGACAACCTACGAGCCTCCGACATGAGCATAAGCCTGACCTACACCGCAGGCGAGTTCGTGGATGAGGCGCTTAAGCGCGTCCAGATCCTCGGAGACGGCCAGACCGCATCGGCCTATCAGTGGACGATAGCGAGAAGCCACATCAACGGGCTCCTGAAGCTGCTGGTAACGCAAGGCCCGAGCGAGTGGCGCAGGGCGACCCAGACGCCAGCCATGACAGCAGCCGTTGCGTTCGTGACGTGCAGCCCGAGGCCGGATCGCGTCCACCGCGTCTACTATCGCAACTCCGCGAACTATGACCTGGAGCTGCAACAGTGGAACATGGACGACTACGAGCGCATCCCGGTCAAGACCAGCACGGGACGCCCGACCATCTTCGCGGTCGATCGGCAACGCACATCCACCACGGTCTACCTCTGGCCTGTTCCCGATGCGACGATTGCAGCGGGTACGCTGCGCATCTCCTATGAGCGCGTCCCCGAGGATGTGGTCAACACGTCCGACATCTTGGATTTTCCACAGGAATGGTTCGATGCGGCAATGGACCTGATCGGCGGTCGCACGGGTCAGAGCCTTGGCCTTGGCGAGAAGCCGCCCGTCGCTGCCGCGCTGGAGCGTGGAACGGGCAACCTGAACGAGCTGCTTGGCTATGACCGGCCATTCAGCACGCGTTTCGCAATCACAACGGAGTGACCATGAGCAAGCCGAAAATCACTGACGACTCGATCCGCGTTCTCCGCAAGGCGCTGCGCACGAAGCTGGGCATCAGCGCGGCCAAGCCTGCGAAGAACGTCTGGGCTACGCTGACCTCTCGTGAACGTTCGCCCGGCGACGCTGGACGACCTGCCGCGGCTGATGGGCTATGCGGCAGAGTTCCTGTCCTATCATCCGCTCACAAGCCAGTTCCCGCGCGACATGACGGCGGTGGAAGCCATGCTGCGGCGGATGATCGAGGGCGAGGACGCGGCGTTGCTGGTGCATGATCGTGGGGCCATTGGCGGGGTGATTGCTCCGCTCTGGTGCTCGCCTGACGTGCGTGTGGCGAATGAGCTGTTCTGGTGGTCCGAGGCCAACGGGCTGAGCCTGATGAAAGCCTTCGAAGCGTGGGCGCAGAGCCGGGGCGCGCAGGTGGTCAACATGGTGATGATTATGGGCCGTCGCGACGTTTCACCGATCTATGACCGGGCGGGATACATGCCGATTGAACTTTCGTTTGTGAGGGCCGCCTGATGGCTGCTATTTCGCTTGGAACCGCTCTGGTTGCCTCTGCGGTCGTTGGCTCTGGCGCTGCGCTCTATGCAGGAAGCCAGAACGCCAAGGCGATCAAGAACGCCGGGAACATTCAGGCGAAATCACAGAATGAGGCGCTGCAATTCCAGCGCGAAAGCCGGGACCAGGCGCGCGACGTTCTCAGCAAGTACGCGGTTGAGGGCAATGC